GTCAGCGTTCCAGCCGATCCATTATTTGTATACTGGAGAACAATAGTTGAAAGTTGCGCTTGCGGAGCCAGAGTATGTGCACCGCCGTTGATACCAGCTTGTATGTTTCCATTTACAGCCGATAGAGTTTCTGTGCCACTAGTGTTTGTTCCGACACTAAAGGCTGTCTGTTGAAACGCGCCAAAGCCTGTACCAATTCTAATCCCACCAGTTCCTGTACCATTCAGGGTAAGATTGGTGTTGGCTGTTATCGTTGTTATTGTGTCGGTTTTTAATGCAGACATTTTTTAATCCTTTACGGTGCTGTAGGCCAAACGATGTCATTAGGGTCAGACTTACTAGCAGGTAAATCTCGCAAGGCTTTTCGATAAGTTTTCCAAGCATCTGAAATAGCAGGACTGTCGGGCATAGACATCCAGTCTGACTTAGCCATCAACGTGTCACGTTGTGTTCTAATTGCTGCCCACTTATCAGCCAGTTGATCCTTTGCTAGTTGGTCGGTGTCCTTAGATGCAGTGTCACCGCTTACGTCCCAGTAAGCCAATTGATTATCTAAGCCTTGAACTACCTTGCCGCCATAAGTAACGACATGAGCATCAGCTTCAGATTTGTTATCAAAGTCTTGGTATTTTGTAATAGCCCCACCATTGTGGGAGACTACGGCTGTAAATTCTTTCATTTTAATCTCCTACTTCGGGTTGTCTGATTTGACTTTAGCTATATGGTCTTTGAAGGTAGTCGTGCCATTTACAAGATCGTGATATTGCATATCAAGTTGGTCTTCTACTAATCCGTACCCAGCCCGTCTAGCTTGATTTACTGTTGGCGTAGGCTCTTCATAAGTAACAACTGCACCATCCGAATAGGTATCTTGAGTTGTCGTATTGTCTGCAACGTCAACCCATTTTAAATCTGGATGAACTTCAAATGGAGTATCAGCAAACTCACAAATTCTAGTTCCTTGAATCAGTGCCTTCTTTGTCATTACGAATACTCCTCAACATAAACCGCACCTTTAAATCCTATTCCACCAACTTGACCGTCTGTTTCTCCGCCAGAACCACCGCCACCAAATGCAAAGCCAGCGTCACCAGCACCACCAGTTTCAGCGTTACCTCTAGAACCACCGCCAAAGAAGCTATTGCCACCAGCACCACCAGACCTTGATCCTGCCGATGACCCTGACACGCCACCACCGCCAGTAAAGTTAATACTGCCGCCACTACCAGCCCCACCAACACCACCAAATTTAGCAGTTGTGTTTGCAGAACTTCCACCGCCAACACCACCCGTTGCACTACAAAGGGCTGCAAATGATGTTGTGCCACCAGTTCCACCGATAGACCTGGAAGCTCCAGTAGCTCCACCGGCTCCAATTGTAACTGTTGCAGAAGAAACACTGCTTACATCAATAAGCTCAATAGCTCCACCGCCGCCACCGCCACCACCACCAGAAGCACCACTTGGAGAACCACCACCGCCACCTCCACCAGCACCGACTAATGTAACTTTAATAAGAGTAATTCCAGATGGCCTAGTCCAAGTCCCAGATGATGTAAAAACTTGTACAGATTTAAAAGCACCTGATGGTGTTCCAAAACTTAAAACTCCACTGGCATTTGTGACAATCGCCTGCCCCGAATCACCATCTGCATTAGGCCAAGTTAACCCGTCAATAGTTATAACCCCGCTACCATTTGGAGCTAACGTAAGGTTACTATTAGTTGTTACGGCTGTTACAGCATTAGTTAAAATAGTTGACAATGTGTGTCTCCTTTACGGTGCAGTAGGCCAAACGATGTCATCAGGGTCAGACTTACTAGCTGGTAAATTTCTTAGTGCAGTACGATATGCAGCCCAAGCATCTGAGATAGCAGGACTGTCTGGCATAGCCATCCAATCTGACTGAGCTATTAACACATCACGCTTTGTTCTAATTGCTGCCCACTTACCAGCCAAAATATCTGCGGCTAGTTGGTCCGTATCTTTAGATGCAGTGTCACCACTTACATCCCAGTAAGCTAATTCATTGTCTAAGTCTTGAACTACCTTGCCGCCATAAGTAACGACATGAGCATCAGCGTCAGATTTATTATCGAAGTCTTGGTATTTTGTAATAGCCCCACCGTTGTGGGAGACTACGGCTGTAAATTCTTTCATTTTAATCTCCTATTGAAACATAATCGAAATGGAACCGCTATCAAATGTTCCTGTTTCCACCTTAAGCTGTGTAAGTTCGGCAGATAAAGCTTTTGATCCACAACCAACATCAACAGTTGCTGCGTTAGCTGTATCCATTGTTTGCCACTGACAAATCCAACGAAAAGATGCTGCATCTTGAAGCGACAATATTGCCGATCCTCGCCATTTTGTTGAAGCGTCTAAATGGTTTCCTAGTTCCCAGAAAGCCGTATCATCAAATATAACATTAGCTGACGATCTTAATTGCGCTCTCATAGATATATAGCCTGAGGTTTCTATGCCGCCACCATCTCCTATCGTCAATTCAAGTCCATCGTCTGACTCGCCTGCATCAGAACTTACGTCAAAATAATTTACGACAATCAGCTTTGTTCCTGATGGAATACTTCCAAAAGTTACACTTGTGCCACTCGTTGTTGCCTGACTGGCCGCTTGTGTAAACCCTGATGTAACTGTTGTAAAACTAGGTGCAGCACCAGCACCACCAGAAGTAAAGAGTTGGCCATCATTTCCAGTGGCCACTGCTACAGGATTGCCTGAAGTATCAAAACTGATTATATTTCCATCAGTTCCATCAGCCATTAATCCAATTGGAATTTTTGTTAAACTCATTTAATTAATCTCATCTTAATCTCCTATTGAAACATAATCGAAATGGAACCAGTACTAACGTCAAACGCATCGCTAATTTGTAGAGCTACTTGTGTTAGTTCCGCTGACAAAGCCTTTGATCCACAACCAACATTCACAGTTGCTGCGTTATTTGTATCCATTGTCTGCCATTGTGCTATCCAACGAAAAGTTGCCGCATCTTGCAGTGTACAAATACATGATCCACGAAATGAACTTGTTACGTCTAAATGATCTGACAACTCAAAATTAGACGTATCATCAAATATAACATTAGCTGTCGATCTTAATTGCGCTCTCATAGAGATATACCCCGAAGTCTCAAGGCCGCCGCCATCGCCCAGAACCAGCCTTAATGCTCCAGTAGAGTTTCCCTGATTACTAGATATATCAAAATAACTTATAACAATCATTTTAGTTCCAGATGGAATGGAGCTAAATACTTTAGATGCACCTGATGTTGCCGCTTGTGTAGCTGGTTGAGTAAACCCACTAGAAGGAGCATCAACAAAGCTGAGAACTCCGCTTCCATTTGTTTTCATAAGCTGACCTGCACTGCCGTCAGCCGCTGGATGAGTCAGTCCGTCAATAGTTACAACTCCACTACCTTCAGGAAGGAGAGCTAAGTTGCCACTTAAAGCCGTGACTGCATCTGTTATAATTGTGGACAATTTCTATCTCCTATTGAAACAAGACGTTGACTGTGCCAGCGTCAAAAGTTGAAGCACTAATTAAAGCTAATTGAGTTAATTCCGCGCTCAGAGCTTTGTCACCGCCAGTAAAGCCATATGATATTCCATTTTGAAAATTACCAGTTCCAACCCAATGATGATTCGAGGCGTCTTGGAGTGTAAGAAAAATCTGACCTGTGAACGAACACGCGCCGCCAACTTGTTCTTCTATCAGCCAACCATCAGTAGCGTCAGTGTGCGTAGCCGTGCTGCTTTGAATATCCAGCCCTTTTGTGTCATAGCCGCTAGTCTCAATGCCACCTGCATCGCCAATCCTCAACTTAAAATCACCACCTGATGCAGAACTAACATTGTTTAGCATAACGATGACCAATTTTGCACCGCTGGCAATGCCTGTTATCGAAACTGAGTTTCCTGTTGTAGTGGCAACTTCTGCGGTTTGTGTAAACCCAGCGGAAGGAGCATCAATAAAGGACAGCACCCCAGAGCCGTTACTCTTTATGATTTGACCTGCGCTGCCGTCTGCATGAGGCCAAGTCAGACCATCAAGAACCAGCTTGCCGGATCCTGTTGGAATAACGGCAATATTACCGTTGTTAGCCGTTTCATTTATTGTGTCTACTTTTAATATACTCATGTCATATCACCACAAAGGTTGCGCCAGAGGAGAGAGTTAGTGTCACACCAGAGGCTATTGAAAACGGGCCTGTGCAGCTACCATTGTCGGTAGCAACCATCGTTTGGCTTGTGTTTAATATCGCTTCGTTTACTCTTATAATATCACCGCTATTTCCAACAGAGGCTCCTGAAGCACCTTCTCCTAAGAAAGCACCGCCGCCTCCACCGCCCGGTTTAGTACCCGCCAAACACCAACCTGTTTGTCTATATGTGCCACTTCCATACTCTACAAACTCAAGCTCATCTCCAGCTTCTGTTGTAAAGTTTTGTGCTCCAGCAAGAATGAGGTTGGTGCTACTATGTGTGAGTTGGCAAGCACCGTCAAAGTGAAGCTTGATAACCGTACCAGCCCCACCAGTGGTGTTAATGCTGGTAATAGTTGTAGTGCCGGTTACGTCAAAGTAGTTACCGTCTTTTTGAACCGCTAAAGCAGTAGCAGATGCGACATCAGCACCTTTAGAGAACTGTGCCTGACTATCGTTGGTAGCAATGTTTCCACTAGCCGTAAAATCACCAACAACTGTTACATTAGTAGTTCCCGTAGGAATTTCTAGAACGTCAGCATCCGCATCATTCTTAATTGTTACGTCGTTAGTTGAGCCTTGGCCCGTAAGAACTAACCCTTCCACAGAAGTGTAACCTATGGCAGCATCATCTCCAGCGGCTGTGTCTCCTGTTACATTAAGAGTTCCTGCCGCTGTAATGTCTCCCGAAGATAATATAGTAGCTAACTGCAAGTTTGAAATAGCATCTATAACAGCCGCTCCAGATCCCGCTCCGTCCATGTAAACAATTGCAGACTTACCGTTTGCAATTGTTATGTTAGCTCCAGAACCTTGTGTTAGTATTACAGAGTATGGTCCACTAGAACCAGAATCTGTAGTTGCGTTAATCATAATGAAAAACGCTGATGTTGTGTTTGGAGCTACCGTGACCGTGTTGTTTGCACCAAGGGCTCCTGTAAACTTAATTACACGGTACATACCATCCTGAAGGTTTTCAGTGCCTGATCCAGGAGAAGCTTCTCGAACAGTTAACGTATGAGTTGACCCAGAAAGACCTACTGACTTATACGAAGCAATACGATCTAAAATATCTATGTTGTGATTGGTGGTATCGCCCCAAGCTCCAGATTGTTCTCCAGAGCCTATCTTCTCAATACCAAAACTAGTTGTATATGATGATGCCATTATTTTATTCCTATGCCGCTATCTTAGTCCAATTAGGTGCTTGTGTGTAGGTTATTGGGTTCCATCCAGCTATTTGGCCCGGATTAATTTATTCCAATATAAGAACCCGTCCTACAGCGGTTGCGGCCTCTTCTCATGTAACCGGAACCGTAATATCTATCT